AAAGCCCGAGCTCCCGGAACAGGTGGCTACATCTGTAGCGGTCTCGTTCAGCGGGCGCGCTTCTTCACCTCCCGCGCCAGCTCCACGAGTTCGGAGACGCATTGATTTCCTCACTGGTCCCCGAGGGATGGCCGCAGCCTGTTTGCTCCACACGGAAAGAGGAATATCACAGTAACGGAGGGACTTTCAAGCTACAGCTTGACAACTTCCGGGGAACCCTCTATGATTCTCGCCATGAGCAAAACGACTGCACCGCGCACACTGGCATGGTCGGGCGAGGTTCTGCGGGAGCTGCGGGATGCACGCGGCTGGACGCAATCGCGCCTGCGCGACGAGATGATGGCTGCCGGCGGTGGGCCGTCTCACCCGAACCAGATTTCGGACTGGGAGGCAGGTATGCAGCCTGCGGCCCGTTTCCTGGCGGTGCTGTGCGGTCTGTTCGATGTGTCGCCGGCCCGCTTTTACAGCGACGGAGGATAGAGATTCACCGTGCGAGCGCGAACGACAGCGGTTACCGGGAGCACGGAGGCGAGCGGGCGGCGAACGGACCGCCGTCCAAGAAACCGGAAAGTTTCCATAAGAATCAGTCTGTATATCGCCTCTGCCGATACGCCTAAGCACAAGTTGTCATTCCTGGGCAAGCAGCAGAAGCGAATCGAGGCGAACGGATTGATCGGCGCCCGTGGCTCCACACCGGCGGACTCAGCCCCCGCTGCCCGCCGCAGCCTGCGGGCGCCGATTTGTTCCAACGGGGGCGGCGGCGAGGAGGAGGAGCATGCGACAGCAAGCAAAAAATGAGGCGCCCGCGAATCCTGAAACCCACGGGCGCCCCAGCTTGGTCGGGCGAGGAGGAGATCGGGAGATCGACCCTCTCGGCGACGAGCAGAGGGTAGCAGTGTGGTGTGTCGTCGGCAATCACGACGCGCACCCCGACGCCTGCCTGCGGGGTCCGGATGGCTCGTATGCCTGCCGGGGCTGCATGGAGGCCGATCCCTGGACCCACCTGGCGGGGATCTGACCGATGAGCGACTGGCGTGAACGGCTGGCGGAAAGTGCGCGCCCGCCAAAAGGAGAACGAGAGCATGAGCGACAAGATCGAGACCACTGACGAGATTTCCGAAACCACCGATCCCGCGGAGATCGAGACGGGGGAGTGGGAGCTGGATGGCGAGATCGGTCCCCTCGACGACGACAGCCCCGAGTTGCTGGCCCCCGAACAGCAGCCCACGCGGGTGGATGTCGTGCCGCTGGGGTGGGGCGTGCGCGTTGACGGCGAGCTGGAAGTGGCAGACCTGACCAAGACCGAGGCCAGCAGGCACGCCAAGAAGCTCGCCAAGGCCCGCCGGCCGGCCGAGGTCACCTTCTACGCCGCGAACGGCCTGGACTGGCTGCGCAAGGAACAGATCCGATGAGCGAGATCCTGACGCACTCCCGGCTCGCCTGCTTTCGCACCTGTCCGCGCAAACACTGGATGCAGTACGAGCTCGGCATCCGGCCCGACACGGACAGCTTCGCCCTCCGTGTTGGCAGTGCCTTTCACGCCGCGCTCGACATGTTCGAGAAGGGCATCCAGCCCGACGAGACGCTGCAACGTGCGCTTGAGGACCCCTACGACCTGGCCTTGGTGGCCGCGATGGTCTACGGGCACATGGAACGCTGGAACGGCGAGCAGCTTGAGGTGGTCGCGACGGAGCTGCAATTCGACATGCCCCTGCGCAACCCGGAGACGGGAGCGCCGACGCAGACCTGGCGCATGGCCGGCGTAATCGACCGCATCGTTACGCTGCCTGATGGGCGGCTCGCCCTGATGGAGCACAAAACGACCTCGCGCGACTTCTCGCCGGGTGCTGACTACTGGGTCCGGCTGCACATGGACATGCAGCTTTCCATCTACGTGATCGCCGCTCGTGAGCTGGGCTACGACATCGCGACGATCCTGTACGACGTGACCCGCCGGCCGCAGTTGCGCCCGCTCAAGGCGACCCCCGAGGAGAAGCGCAAATACAAGGCCACCGGGGAGCTGTACGCGAACCTGCGGGATCGCGACGAGACGCCTGAAGAATTTGCGGCGCGCGTCGGCGGCGATATCGAATCGCGCCCGGACGACTACTTCGCACGCATCGAGATCGCGCGGCTGGATCAAGACCTTGAGGAGTGTGCCGCGGAACTGTGGGCCCAACAGCGCGCGCTGCGTGAGGCGCAGCTGGCGAACCGATGGTACCGCGACCCCGGTGCCTGTTTCTCGCCCTATCCGTGCGCATACCTGCCGATTTGCCAGAATCGCGACCTCGAAGAAGTCACGCCAACAGGGTTCATCCGAAGTGCACAACAGCACCCGGAGCTCGCCACGCAGGGGGGCTAGCCCCTGCATGCCCTGCCGGGGCTAGCCGGCAAGTGGAGGACTGAGATGGCAACAGCGACAGCAAAACTTCCGCCCCCGCCCAAGGCGAACGGGGCACCCAAGGGCGCCGCGCCGAAGGCCGACAGGCCGTTCGCGGTCACGTCCGGACTGGTGTCCGGGCCGCAGAGGATCGTGCTGTACGGTCCCGGCGGCATCGGCAAGTCCACGTTGTCGGGGCAAGCCCCCGGCGCCGTGGTGATCGACCTGGAAAGCGGTACCCGCGAGATCGACCTTCAGCGCATCGAAGGCATCGAGACGTTTTCGGAGTTGCGGGCGTGCCTGCGCTCCGACGCGCTGGAAGGGTTCGGCACGGTGGTGCTCGACACGGCGACGAAGGTCGAGGAGCTGGCGGTGGCGCATACGCTGGCCAGCGTGCTGCACGACAAGGGCCACCACGTCGACAACCTCGAAGGCTACGGGTTCGGCAAGGGCTACATGTACGTGTACGACACGTTCATGTTGCTGCTACAGGATGTCGACTACAACGTGCGGCAGGGTCGCAACGTGATCCTGGTGGCGCACGAGTGTGTCGACAACGTGCCGAATCCGACCGGCGACGACTGGATCCGGTTCGAGCCGCAATTGCAGTCGCCTCGGAGCGGCAAGGCCAGCATTCGCAACCGCGTCATCCAGTGGGCCGACCACGTGCTGTTTGTGGGCTACGACGTGGTGACGAGTGACGGCAAGGGCAAGGGCGGCGGTACCCGCACCATCTACCCTGCCGAGCGGCCGACGCACCGGGCGAAGTCGCGCACGCTGCCGCCGGACCCGCTGGTGTTCCAGAACGCTGCCGACACTTCGATTTGGCAGCTCATCTTCGGAGGTGGGCAATGAGCAGGGCGCTGGATCGAGAAGGCATCTTCAAGGCCGTCCCGTTCAAGTGGGATGTGCAGAAGGCGCAGTCTGGTGCGGTGGCTGTGTCGATGGGATTCGAGATCAAGGCACAGCTCGACGGGTCCGAGTGGATCGACTGGTCGGAGTACGACGCTCACCACGTCTACGGCTCCTGGTGGGTCGTGAAGCGAGACGGATCGGTCAATCAGCCGGCGGTCGAGCAGCTGGCGTCTTGCCTCGGCTGGACAGGCAGGTTGTCGGACGTGGGCGGCGACGCCCCCGAGATCGTGGTGCAGATCACGGTGAAGGAAGAGACGTTCGAGGGCAAGACGCGCATCAAGGCGACCTGGATGAACCCCGAGGACTACGTGCCGGAGGGGATCGGTGCGAGCGACGATGAGGTGCGGGAGATCGAAGCGCGCTTCGGATCGTTGCTGCGTGCTGCGGCGTCGGGTGCGGCGAAGGCCAAGCCGAAGGAGCCGCCCCCGCCGCAGGAAGGGCCACCGCCCTTGTCCGACGACGACATTCCTTTCTGATCGACTGGGAGGAGAGAACCGTCAATGACCATCACCATCCCCGGCGAGGTCGCGTGATCGTCCTCTGCATCGACCCAGACCCGAACGGCGGCACGTGGGTCGAGCTGCGTGACAACGGAGAAGTGCTGTACCACGAGCGCAATGCCACGGTCGAATCGCTCGCTCGCCTCATGCTTGCGCGTGAGTTCAATGTGATCGAGGACGTTCAGGCGATGGGGATGCCGGTCGGCCGGAGCATCTTCGAGACGGTCAAGAACATCGGGTATTTGAAGGCCTATGCTGCGGTCTACAAAACCAACTTCGACGACACGCTGACCCGCCCGGCGATCAAGACGGCACTCTGCGGCTCGGCGCGGGCCAAGGACGGCAACGTCCGGCAGGCGATCATCGACCTGTACCCGGCCACGGGCGGCGGCAAGACGCCGCAGATTGGCACGAAGGCGCAGCCGGGACCGCTGTATGGAATCGCTGCTGATGAATGGGCGGCACTTGCCTTGGGCCTGGTGTTTCTTTCCAAACAAGGTCTCGGGCCGCTGGCAAAGCGGGATCGACCATGAACGACGTACAACCCGGAGGAAAAGCATGAGCAAGGTTGAGAGGATGCCGTACATCGTCTGCTGTGGCACCAATGGCCGGTGTGTGGTGTACGGGTACAGTGAGACCGAGCCCGAACAGGCGCAACCGGCACGACTGCACGACGCCCGCATGATAGTGAGATGGACGGAGAATGGCCTGCTGGGTGTGGCCGCAGAGGGTCCGCGGGACGGCTCGCGTATCACGTCGTCTGTGGCTACCACAGTGACCTCGCCCGTAACGGAGTGGGTGGCGGTGTCGGCCGAAGCTGCCGAGAGGATCGACGCATGGCCGGCGCTGTAATCACCGGCTCCGGCTCCGGCGACGGCTCCGGCTACGGCTACGGCTACGGCTACGGCTCCGGCGACGGCTACGGCTACGGCTACGGCTACGGCTCCGGCGACGGCTACGGCTACGGCAAGAGGATAGCCGTCGTAGCTGGCTGCTCGGTGCGTCTCATGGCCGTGTGGTCGCTGGTGGCAGTGGGCTGCGAGGTCCACACCATTGCGCACTGGCGAGAGCACTGGCGGGAGATCGCTGCTAAGTACTGTGATGACGTGGACGAGCCGAAGGTGGCGGGCCTGCTGGCGCAGTACGGCAAGCCATGATCGCGCTGCTGATGGTGGTGCTGTTCCTGCTCGCATGGGTCGGGGCGTCGGTCTTTCTCGGCGTGATGCTTGGGCGGTTTTTCTGGAGGATGGGACGATGACGAGGCAGACGTTTTACCGCAGGTTGCGGCAGGAGGATCCGAAGCGATGGAAGTTGAATGAGGGTGCCTTCCGCCACTGGTCTCATATCAGACGGGACGATGGGTGCTGCCCGTTGGGGGCGATGCCGGAATCAAGGAAGTCTTTGCCTCACTG